ATGGAAGTTGGCGGCCCTCCAAAGCTGTTTTACGTTGGCAGAAAACGATCTGCGAACAAGAGATACTCACTCGCCGCTTCCATGCAACTCACTGCTCAACCCACGAAATCAATTCACTCAGCTGCGGAAGTGTCAACTGCTTCAGTGAGGTGACTTTATAGGCTGGGTAAGCATGGGCCTTCAATACCTCCTCAGTCATTCCCGCCTCGCCAGCTACCGCCCAGAGCCGTTTCATGGCTTTCTCCGTCCCTACGCTAGCCGTGAGCGCTGGAGTCAAATCCAGGGGCGTTAAGGCCCATTTCATAGCGTTGTCAAACATGACTTTCAGGATTTTGTCCGTCTCGGTGACTTGGTGCTCGGTTTTCAGGTAGGCAGCCACTTCTTCGTTCGTCTTGCCTCCCTGCTTGACTGCGGACCAAAAGGCCCGGACCTGCGTGGGGTTGATCGTGCGGCCATCTTTCTCCGATGCATCGGTGCTCGAGGACTTGCGGTCTTTCTGGCTGGTCCCAACGGCAGCGTTCCCGTCATCATCCGATTCGCCGGCGATATTTAGAAACGATTGCAGCGAGTAACGGCGTCCGTACGTAATCGCGGAGCCGAGACCCTGCACATCGCTTCTGGATGCAGGGAGTTCGAGGTCTGCCTCAATCCACTGCCCGGAGGCGTGCAGGAGACGGGAGGTGGTCTTTGCCTTGTTGCCAGTCACGATGGGAAACTGGAGAAGGACGAGGCCATGCTTAGCCAGCGCTCCACGGGTAGCCGAGATCATCGACGCCAGGTCTGCGTACTTGCTATTAAAATAGGGGTTGTTGCTATCCTTATCCACCCGCTCAAATTCAAGCGTAGCCTTCGCGAGAGCGGTGGCCAAGGCGTCCAAATTTGGACTGGTACGGACCTCGGTACCTCCCGCCAAAGGTGTTTCGGACTCAAGTGTCTCTGTCTTCGGTTCAAACAGCGCTGTCGGTTCCATCGTTTTCCTCTTCCGTCAATTTTTCCGTGGATTTTAGTCGCGCTACACCTATCAGAGTCGTGAGTGCTTCTTCGTCGCTCCAGCCAAGCAACAGGCGTTTATGGAGCGATTTAACACTGATGCCGAGGAATTTCGCCCATCTCGAAATGCTTTGGCGCACGCCATGCAGTTCAAGGTAATGTGTTGTCCGCTTATTGCAGGCCTGCTCTTCGGTCGTAGCCCATCGACAATTTCCTGGTTCGTAGTTGCCGTTGTTGTCGGTTCGCTCAATGGATCGGCCTTGGGGGCGTTCACCCATATCCTCAAGAAAATTGCGGAAATCCATCCAGCGGCCGCACACCGTAATACCACGGCCACCATAGTTTGGATATTGGATTTGCTTTGGATTCGAGCATCGTTGAATCATGTGATCCCACGTTCGGTATTCGGGTGATCCGGTTTCCCCATGTTTCCGCTTCCGAGTCTTCCATCTCAATATCGCGGCGCAGGTTTTGGAGCATGATTGACGGGTTGCCTTTCTAGCGCGAAACGAGGTGCCACAAACTTCGCAGATATGCGTCATTTGCTCAATAGAGGATCAGCGGCTAAATCATCGCTTCTTTCCGAGAGCCTGCAACAACAAAGCTCGAAGCATATACGCCGTCGTTCGGTCATCCTGTTCAGCGCGTTTCCGTACAGCATCCATGGTTTTTCTAGGGATGCGGACTTTTACGACTTCGGTGTCAGTCATACACGGAAGGTAACAGAAGATAACCTAAGTGTGCAAGAGATTTTTCAGGCTTGACGAAATTTCGGTTCGGGTATAGAAGTGTTAACTTCAGTCCAAGCGATACCCTTCCCCCAAAAAGGTCTGCGAATGTTTTTGCTTGACACCCACTGCCCTCTTCGTCTAAAAGTTGTGCAGATATCGCCGGTCCCCTGGGTTTCTTCTTCGCAGGAGTTCCCAGTCCGGCGATATCTAAAAACTTCTGCGAATGACATCTCCAAACAATTTGTCGCCAGCCTTCGCGGGATATCTCCGTCTCGTGAGAGACGGCGGCAGGACAAGAGGTTATCGAGGCGAAACGGCCCCATCGGGCGTCAGTGCAGCCTCCGTGTTCGCGCTGTAGGCCCACAAGGATGTAGCCGTGTGCCCAACGAGCTGGGGAACATGACCCAGCGCTATAGCGAACTTGCCCAAACCTGTTTCCACTGTCGTAAGGGGTCCGGTCTCTCGGAGACTCTAACCCAAGGGGGAAACGCCGGGGATACGACAAAGCTAAAACCGTCAGGCTCCTTTGAACGGAATGCTGAGTTCGGGCCTAGGACAAGGCCCAACTGCGCCTCCCATCCCTCCATTACCGGAATCTAAGATGACCCCAAAACTAAAAAGGCAGGAGCATAGGCAATGAGTGGCAAGGGACGCGGCACACCCTACCCGGAAGACTTCCAACCCAACGATAACAACATGCTGAATGCGCAACGCTGGGGATTGAATTTGATGGATCAAGTGGAAGCGTTCTCGGATTACCATCAAAGCAAGGGCAGCAGATTTTTGAAATGGAATTTGGCGTTGAACACGTGGATGCGGAATGCGTATGAACGCCGAGAGTCTAAATTTGGACGGCCAGCGGTTCCAATTCCGCAGGCTCCTGATCTGAGATATTCACAGGCCCTTGAAAGTTATTTGCTTCGGCCTCCGTTGAGGCGGCAATGAGAGCCGATCCGAAATTCGAGGAACATCGGAACACGAAGGGCTGGCAGGAAGCAAAGGAACGCATGTTAGATGCCTTCGCTCGGTGGGGTGGAATTCAGCGAAAGCTGTTTGATCCAGTAGACCTCCCGAAGCGCAGAGCGGAGTTAGCCAAGCAAGCCCGCGAACTGGCAGCCAAGCGGCCGGATTTTGAAGTCAAGATTGCAGAACCGGAACGATCCGAGATTACGGATGATGATTTGCCCGATGAATTCTTCGAGATCCCGTTCTGATGGCTACTTTCGTTGAAGTCGCAGAACAAGCCCTAGCCATTCAGCGGGCGCAGAACCGCGATCAGTTCGTTCGAGAGTTTGAACGGCAGTGGGCGGACTGGACGGAAATAGCCAAGTGCTGCATCGACATTGACTTGGATCGTGACTGGGCGCTGCTGGGATTTCATTCATTCGAGGCTTGGCTGGTGAATGCGGCTCCACGCAGCCGTTCGTACCTGTATCTCGTAATTGGCCGCTACAAAGAACTCAGTATCGACCTTCCCCCAGAAGAGTTGGCGCAGATTTCGCTAGGCTCTGCCGGCGTCCTGCGCCAACTGCCCAGTTCCATGCGGCGCGATCCGGAAGTGCAACGCCAGGCGCGGAAGCAACCCAAAGAATTTCGTGAGTCGCTGCGGGAACGGCACCCAGGACAGCACATCGAAACCATTGTCGAAGTGAAACTGAAGTTCACGGCGTCGGCTTGGAACGTTGTGTCTGCGGCGTTTGATGCTTACCGGCTAGTGGATGAGACCGCGAGTATGGCGGATTTTGTGGAGTGGATGTGCTCGGAGCAGAGCGCTTGATCACGCCGGTGATTGACGGGGCTTATAAGCTGTTTCCGGATAAGCGCCAAGTCTGCCTCCCGAATGCTGCTGGGCGGCGTTTATACCGAGCGCGGACGCTAGAAATGGCCAGCCGTCAGAACTTCATCTGTCCGAGGTGCAGCCAGCGCATGACCCCGGAAATTGGTTTTGTGAATTCGGCCACGTTCGAGCATGGCGATTTGCGGGGAATGGGCGGAGCACGCAGAAACGACGATCCCAGCGCCCCAGGGAATTGCGCTATGTGCGCCAAGTGCAATTACACCAAGGGCTCTAGGCGCTGATAGGTTTCAGTTGCTCCCAGAAGGGTGCAATGTAGCAGAAGCAAATGCAGTAGAACGGCTCAGGTTCCATGCTTCAGGATAAAAACCACAGGCTGGCAGCGTCTGTACCGTTTTGCACAGGGGGAAATTTAATGACGGAGCAATTGGCAGTCAGTGATTTTGGTTCGCAGGATGTAATTCGGGCATTTGCCCGCACCCATCGGCTCAGGACGAAAACCGACGCCTGCGGGGAGCTGATTATTCCCAGCAAGAAACGGCGGTTTACCGGATGCCATATTTATCAGCATTCGATGGACGGCAAGGTCTTCGGAGCGATTTTTATTGGAGTGGGGTCCGGCAAATTCCCACGATCCTATTGGGACCGCACAAAAGTGGCGCTCCAGGACGCAGGTTGCACGATCGCGCAGAATACGGGGGAAGAGGGCACCGTTTTATTTGACCCCTCCAATCGCGTTTCCTCAGGGGCTTGCCTCAAGTTTTGTAAGATCACGCCGAGGCGTACGGTTTCACCGGAGGAGCGAGAGATTCTGGTCCAGCGGTTGGCTCAGTCCGGGAGCCCGAAATGAGTCCAAAATTGGACGTATTCGATGTGCGTTTCTTGAAAGAACGCTCGACGAGCGCATTGAAGTTTGGGATTTTCCAGCGCTCTCCAGGTACAGCCGAGGGTGGCCGTCTCATCGCTAAATTCGCCTCTGTGGAGCTGGCGGAGCGTTTTGTGGGGTTTTTACCGTCCCTGCCCCCAAGAATCGTTTCTAGGGGCATCCAGAGGCCAGCAATGACCATTCTACGGGGCGGCAAGGGGTGAAATTTACGGTGCTTGGTCTGCCGCAACCTCAGGGCTCCTCCAGCGCCTTTACTCCCAAGGGCCGGTCCCGTCCGGTTGTGACGAGTGCGAATCCGAATCTCAAAGCATGGCGCCAGGCGGTGTCTCAATCCGCTGCGCTGGAGATGCGAGGCAGCGAACCAGCGGGCCGAGGGGTGCCGATGCGCTTGATGGCGGCGTTTTACTTTCCGCGGCCGAAGTCGGTCAAGCCTTTGGCGGAAAAGACTACAGCTCCCGACCTCGACAAGCTCGTGCGGGCGATTGGCGATAGCTTGTCAGGAATTTGCTACTCGGATGATGCCAGTGTGACGGAGATTTTCGCCACGAAGTGCTACGGTCATCCAGCCCGCGCGGAGATTACGCTAACCGAGTGCTTGCCGCCAGAGAAGGCGTATGAGCGTCAGCCAATGAAAGATTCCCTGCTTCCGTTCTAGAGTCTCCGACTTGGCTAGGAGGGCCTTCATGCAATGGTTTCGGCCTTGGATGGTCATGCGGACCTCGTGAGGATCTTGTGAATTGTGGCGCTATGCCATTTGAGCCCATGCCGGGTAGGAGTCTTGGTTTCGTTCAAGCACCAGGCGATTGCGCTAGGTTTGGTGTGGAGTCTGTGCATTTCCGTGATGCGATAGAGCACATCAGCTTCACCCGGCAGCATTCCGTAGGGCAACCGCCCTTCACATCTGCCGGTTTTCGCTTTCTTCCGTTCGCGCGCCGCACGCAGCTTCTGACACGTCATGGCCCGATCCCACTGCGCCAGGGCTCCAAAGATTTGCCGTATCAGCACGCGGCTTGGATCGTCGCTGCATAAGTCCGGTTCGCACGTCGAAATGAGCGTGAAGCCTTTCTTTCGTAGGTCGGCAATGATGGCCTCTTGCACCATCAGGTCTCTCGCAATGCGGTCCAATTTCTCGCAGATGAGAGTCTTGATGCCATTCTCTTCCAGCGCCGCCAAGAGAGAGGCTAGAGCTGGACGGTTGTCTAAGTCTTTCGTTCCAGATATGCCATTCTCTCGAAAGACTTCCGCTATCTCGATTTCGTGGATGGCAGCATAGGTTTCACAGGCGAGTAATTGACGGTCGAAACCATCGCCGGATATTTGCCCGATGCCGGAAACGCGTAGGTACGCGAATGCTTTCATCGAAACATCCACGCGGCAACCAAGAACGCCACGACAAAGACACAAATCACCAACTCCGGCCAGAATTGGAACGCGCGGGGCGATAGCTTCATGGTTCTTGCTCCATTTCCGCTTTCAGTTGGTCGAAGCGTTCGATATCGCACAGCAGCAAACCTCCAACAAATTTGCCATTCATAATCCCGTGCAAAGCATTACCGGAAACCCCAATCGTCACTTGGGTGCCAGCCTTCACAACTTTCATATTGAGAACGTTGGACAGGGGCGCGAGCCGTAGTGCTTGGTCATCGGTTTTGGCCATGCGGAGAAAGACTGCGAAGGCATTGATAGCCTTCATGCGAACGGCCTCACGAAAAACAAAGCGAACAGCATTACGTATTTCATGGGCAGAACCTCCGTGTTTAGAATTCAGTACGTTTTGGAAACTTCAGCATCCCAAACCACCAAACCAAACCCCAAACCACCACCACTTCGCAGGAATGGCCCAGTAGGCAATCGAGTGCAGTCCAAATGAGCATGAACAGGACCGTGAACAGCCAATTGAACCATTTTCTAAGCATGTACGGGCCTCTCTCGGCGTTCTTTGGCGCGAACCGCCTTGCACAATTTACATTCTCTACCGCCATCTTTGCGTTGCAGCAGGTTTTTGCCTGCCAGGCGATGACCTCGAATGCATTGTTTTCGTCTCGGTGCGCCCATGATTAATTCTCCGTAGCGGCTATCATGCGCTCGATTAGCAACAATGCCGAATCTTGTAACTGTCTGACCGCAAGTGCGAGCTTCGCCCGCGCAGCAGCCCCCGCAGCATCCCACGCAGCATCCCCCGCAGCAGCCCCCGCAGCATCCCACGCAGCAGCCCCCGCAGCATCCCACGCAGCAGCCCCCGCAGCATCCCACGCAGCATCCCCCGCAGCAGCCCCCGCAGCATCCCGCGCAGCATCCCACGCAGCAGCCCCCGCAGCAGCCCCCGCAGCAGCCCACGCAGCAGCCCGCGCAGCATCCCACGCAGCAGCCCGCGCAGCAGCCCACGCAGCATCCCGCGCTTTGTAGGCATCGTCTCGGACGGCCTCTAGCGGGCCACGAAGGGACGGATACTGAGCCATAGCGGTAATCTCAGGCAAACTCGCTATGCGGTCGGCTTGCTCATTGAGTCCGGCAAGTCTGAGCCACGCAGGAGTGTGTACCCGGATGAGCCAATCGGTGGCCATGAGAGATCGTTTTTGTTCTAGCGCTGGGTTCCTAGTCCCCACCAGTTTCGGGATAAGATCCTTGAGCAGGCGGTCGCGGTCGGCATCAGTTGGCAGGCAGTCGTTCCAATTACGCAGGAATGCTGAGATTATCGGGCACGCGCATTGAGGATGGTCGGACCAAGGTTCCCCTGCAACGTAGGCAACGGCCTCAAGAACACAAAAAGTAGAATCGGGGGAGTGAGCCCCTCTCTTCAGGGAGATCGTGTTTATAAATGCAAGCCGTTCTTCGATTACAGGTGACATTGAATTCCTCCGTGAAATTAAGGGCGGGTCCCTAGCCTGTAGTCACTGACCTTGCTATTGTGGCCTAGTCCTTCCCCGCCCAAACTCTATCCCAGCATTTTGGAGCCGAGAGCCGTACGAATGTTTCCTGTCTGATGAACAAAGCGCCGAGTGTTATCATCACCGCCGCGCTCACTTCTATCCCGTGGGTTCTTGCTCACCTTGACAATCTTTGCAGGCGGATTGAGTTGATATTCACCTTCCTCGAATCCGCCGCCGCGATCAAAAGAAACGACTTCCCGCGAGACGGACGAAGGCAGGGCATAACGCACTGCTTGATTACCGGTAACCAAGTAGGCCCGGTCGCGGGAAATTACGACTCCCGTCAAAGCAAATTTGCGTTTGCAGGCCACGGCCATGGCGCAACCTTTGTGATTCTTCACGATGGAAGAGTTGGAGTCTTTTTTGGTGACGGAGACGCGCACGCTCTTTTTTGCATCTGTCATCAAAGTAACTTCTGGAAAGAACTTCCTTACGATACTCAGTGCTGTTGGCATCGAATTTCCCCCTTGAACTGCGATTTACTTTTACGTCCAAAATTGGACTTGGTGAGCCTTGCGTAGCCCACCATGACCGATTACCAATCGGAACGCTTCCCTCCACTCGGAGTGAGCCGGAAGAAAGATTAGACTTTGGCCTGTACGCTCTTGTGGCAATCTTCGAACTGAGCTGAGCCGTGAAGGATGGGTTGATCGGCCAGCCGGCACTTTTCGACTGTGACCGTGGTTTTAGTGAGGCGGATGCTGGTGACTTGCTGAAAGTCCCCAGCACGCTCCATGACTTCAGCTTGAGTGGGCTGGTGATTGAAGGTGAGACTGGTATTGCCTTTGCAGCCTTGCCAAAGGGTTCCGGTGATACGGGCGGTATAGGTTGTCATTTTGTTCTCTCCTCCGCTTGGTAAGCGGTTTGTAATGTAGTGAGTGGACTATCCGAAGGGTTGAGCCCTTCCCACAAACGTCCAATTTTGGACGCCTGTAGGCTGTGCTCAAGCAGCTACGGAAAGGCCTTTCAGTTCAGCCATTTTCTCCGCCAAGGTCCACAATGCGCGGTTCAATTTCACGTCCTGGTCGATTCCCTTGACTGCACGCGTTGACACGTTGCGCAGGCGGCCGTTGGACACTTCACGGCCATGCAGTCCGCCCTTGATGACGTTTTCCTGCACGCGGTTCATCGTCTTCCAGAGATCGGAACCGTTATCCTCAGAACGGCGGGGGCGCAATAACTGCTGGGCAGTAATGGGGGTAGAAATCTTGCCTTCGGCATCGGCAAAGCGCAGTTCCCTGGCAGCCTCTGCAAAGGCGGATTGTTCGCCGATCGAGAGTTGGAGCTGTCCCCAGATGCGCGAAGTCTCAAGAGCAACGGCGGAATCTTTCACCACGCGGTAAGAGCCTTCAATCACGTTATCCAGGATGTTGCCTTTGTGCATGACGGAAACGCTGCCAGTCTCAGACTCCGACACCACCATGCCATTCGAGCAAACCAAGCGGAAGATGCCCGCAATCAGTTTGTACGCGCTAGTTCCATCATGCGAGTTAATCAGAACCACTTCAGGAACGGAATCGCCGACATTCACCATGCCGTAATCGGCATGACGGAACCGGATCAAATGTTTGGTAAATTCCGCTTTACCAGCAATACGGCTACGTGACTGCATCGCCTTGAAGGGCTGAAAGCCTTCTTTCATCATGCCGGCGATAATGTCGGACGTGGGAATGTAGGTGTAGCGGGCTGAGCGGGATTCGTGCGCGGAAGTGGCGAATGCGGAAGGGACTGCAAGTTGCAACTGATCCATCGTTAACGCTTGGTTGGTCATTGTTCTCTCCTGTCGATTGGTGATCGACTAGCGAAATAGTAGCGAATTACTGAGGCGATTGCAAGAGAAATAATTCGCTACCTGCCAATAAACTTGACAGCGTGCCCTATAATCTCCTCAATTGCCTGTTGAAACGATTCACCCCCGTGGACGGGGTTCGGGTAAGCCGCTCGAATCCCGTCCAAAATTGGACATTACACCGTGCGCCGGCGGAATCCCGGCAGCAAGTGCCCTCTGAATGCGAATCGCTGTTCTCAGTGACGGACAAGCTTTAGACGAACGGCCGCGAAGCTTCATTACCAAGGCCATGCGCGATATCCTCTTGCGCAAAAATGCAGCTGAGTTTATCTCGCACTCGAAGATCCGCCTTAAGCCCATTCGTCAGTTCTTAGCCAATCAGCAGCGCCAAGTTCTCATCGTGCCCCAGATCCTTCCGCCCAGACCTGCATTCGGTCTGCTTATCCACTATCCCATTCGGGACCTAACTACAAGCAAACATGAAAGAACTCGACTCACAGCGAAAACGCGTCTGACTCTGAGCTGCAAGGCAAACCACGAGTCAGGGATCAAGTAGCGGACCTTAGCCTCCCACGCTACCATCCACCGAGTGTTCAGCATGTTGAACAGTTTTCCACAGCCTAAGGGAATCTGGTGTTGACTTTGATCTCCTTCCCTCAACCTAATGCCTAAACCAAACACCCGCGCCACCCCAGAGCAACCCCTCAAAGGCAAATACGACGGTCGCAGAATCGGCCCCAACCGCTTCCGCATCCCTCACCGCAAAGGGATTAACTCTTATCGTAAACCAGAGTGGATCAAGAACTTAGGCGCGAAACACGCCGCCGACCTTATCACGGAATTCGACGCCGTAATCCCCCCGGCCACCATCTACCAGCAAGCACTTGACAAAAAAGATTTGCGCCTCTGCTGGGAAATGCGCGAAGCCGTCCTCGAGCGCCTCTTAGGAAAACCTTTTGTTGCCGTGAATCCTGATACTGAGCCATCAGGCGGTCATATCCTCAACCAGGACAACAGGTTACAGGTAGCGGTCAGTAACCTGATCGTGCAAGCCTCTGATTCTAAAGGTCCCAAGACTCGCAAGCGCGATCAGCTAGTGCTCGAAGCCTCTAGCGCTCAATCTGGGGATAGAGCACAGAGTGTTGATAACAAAGACTTTATAGGATTTGATGATGTTGTCTTGTAACTCAGAGCTGGAACTCGAAGTACTCAGCATCGAAGCGGCCGAACGAGCCTACCCCCTCTGTAAAAGTATCCTTAGCCCAGAGAATTTCTGCCCAGTTTCGACTCTGATACATATGTTACATTCGCTACATGAAGTGTTGCATCTGCAAGATGGCGGAAACGGAAGCGTCGAGTCACCATTGCAATCCATGTCATCGGGTGTATTTGCGTGAGTACCGGAAGAAGCGTCGGCTTGCCGGGAACCCGATCAAGCGCACAGAAGAGCAGCAGGGACGGAAGCGTGGGCGAGAAAGTGTGGCACGGCTCGGTGATGGGCTTGCGCGGAGGAAGTATCTTGCAGGGCAGGCTGTGTCGTATGCGGTGGAGAAGGGGCGTATGGTCAGGCCGGAGATTTGCAGCAGGTGTGGGGCAGGGGGAAAGATTCAGGGGCACCACAGGGACTACGATAAACCGCTTGAGGTTGAGTGGTTATGTATCGGCTGTCATGGGGAGGTGCACCGTGCCGGACTGTAACATACGCAACATGGATGTAAGTTTACTGCGGGCGATGAAGATGGCAGCGGCAGGGGATGGGTTGACGTTGCGGGACTGGGCAATTGTGCAGTTCTCGCGGGGGGTGAAATGGGCTGTGCCTGCCGATCAACCCATGGATCCAGCAGTCCGCAAGCACGCGATTAACTGCTCATGCGGGATGTGCAGGCCGGGCGAGGTGGGGTAGTAGGTGCAAAAGGGTACAGACGAGGAAGTATGGATTGGGTAGGTTGGAGGACGGAGGAAAAAGACATGCATAAGCCAGTAGAGAAGCCGGAGTTCACGGAGTTTGAGGCGTTGTATCACGATTTGATGGCGTTGAAGTTGCCGTTACCGAATGCGAAGCGGGTGATGGAGAAGTTGCATCCTGAGCCTGAGGTTGAGGAGGAGAGATTGCATGAAGTGAAGCGGGGAAAGAGCGCATAGTTGGGGATATACAGTGGGGAGCTGACGTTTCATGAGGCGCTGGAGACGCTCGACCGGATGCCGAAGCAGAAGGAGTTTATTAGCGCGCCGGAGCGGAATGCGGCGTTTGTTGGGGGGGTAGGATCGTCGAAGACGGTAGGGTTGGTGGTGTCGGCGATCTTGAATATGGCGAATGATCCTGGCGGGTTCAGTTTGATGGGGCGGTTGAATATGAACTCGCTGGAGACTTCGACGATGAAGACGTTTTTGGAGATGATACCGGAGGAGTACGGGAACAAGGCGGCGGGGGCGAATGGCTGGGCGGACACGAAAAAGACGTACACGATGTCGAATGGGCATCAGTTAATTTTCCGGCATTTGGATATTACCGATCCAAAGGTTGCAGGGCACATTAAGTCGATGAATTTGTCGGCGGCGTATGTGGATGAGGCGACGGAGATCAGTGAGGAGACGTTTTTTTTGCTGGCGGGGAGGTTGCGCAGGAAGACGGCGCCGCGGCATTTGATTCGTCTGAGTTCGAATCCGGCGGGGCATGACTGGGTATGGAGACACTTTTTCGATCCGCAGAGGAAGGAGTCTTGGAAGAAGAATAATCGCGGGATCACGGCGAGTTCGATGGATAACCCATTCCTGCCGGAAGAGTACATTGAGAACCTGGTGAATTTGTATCCTCAGGACTGGGCTGACCGGTTTATTCACGGGCACTTCTCGGATTTCACGGATTTGGTGTACAAGGAATTCACCGAGGACTCGCATGTATGGGATGCGCGCCGGTGTCATGCAATTTTTGGCGGGTTGCCGGAGCCGCCCGCGACCTGGCCGGTGATTGTGGGAATGGATATTGGGTCGGATGTCGATCCTTGGGCTGTGTGCTTGATTGCAGTTGCGCCCAATGGGATGCTGTTTCAGTTTGCCGAGGTTTATGGAACGAGTCTGCTGATTCGAACGATTGCGGCGGAATTGAAACAGAAATTGGGTGGCAGGAACATCGAAGGGCTTGCGTATGATTACGCCAACCGGCAAGCGGCGCTGGAACTGGCGGAGTACGACATCAATGGGTACCCTGCGATCAAGGAAGTGCGACCGGGATTGTTCAAGTGCGCGCAGTACATGCACATTGACCCTAGGCTGGAGCATCCATTCAATCCGAAAATCAAGGGCGCGCCGCGATTTTATATGTCGAGTGAATGTTTGCATGCGCGGCGGGAGACTTCGGGATACAAGTGGGGCAAGGACCGCTCGGGAAACCTGAGTGGAGAGCCGAGTCACGAGAATTCGCATAGTCCGGATGGGATTCGTTACGCCATTCACAGCTTTCGGCCACTTCCGGAACGTCTGGAGACGCCAAAACTCTGGGAAAACCCAGCGTTAGACGCTTTGAGCCGGGAATACTGGCGCGATCAGGAGCGGCTTCGGGATAAGATGGCTACATTCAAGGGTGGAAACCAGCAGTTAACCATGAAAGAGTGGGCGGAGAAGGCTTCGAGGGGGCCAATCCGGTTCCAAAAGCCTGCGAATTTGAGGTTTCAGCGGGTGGGAAGGTCGTAATGCGCGGCGTGCTGGCGGCGGAAGTGCGGAAGATGAAGAAAATGAGCCGCACCGCCCAGCTCGCGGTCAATGTGGGTGGCGTAGCGTTCGCCTTGGAGTGTTTAGAGCTGTTGCTGATCGACAAAGGGGTCTTGCGGGATAACGAATTGATGGAACGCATCCAATTTGAGACGGAAAAGCGGACCAAGGAGATGGAACATGGGAACCATGGGCGGATTGACCCGGCCAACCTCGGTTTTGAAGCCAGTCAGCAGCCTGGCGGAGAAGGCGGTCAAAGCCAATAACGTGAAGTCGGTGAAATTGAAGATTAAGATGGCCAAGGCGAAGCCATCGGATTTGAAACCTCGGGGATGGAGTCGTCACAATGGCTGAAAACAAATTACTGGCCCGTCAGGTATTTCCGCCTGGACTCGCCGGTGATCTTATGTACAGGGCTTCCCAAATGATACCCCTCAGTCCAATGGGTGCACTTCAGGACGGCCAGATTGCGCAGAGGAACCCTCAGGAAATGCCTCCCGAGGGCCAGTTTTTGGCCGAGAAAACCGCGAAAACCAATAAGCTGCAATCGGTGAAACAGAAACTGAAGAGAGTGCAGTGAAGACGGACGGCTTTCTGACGTACAAGCCGAAGAACTTGGATAAGATCAACTCGATTCGCCGGGTGATCTCCGCGCCCGATGCGAAACTGCCTCCCATCCTGAATAATGGCCAGGTTGCATTCTCCTCTGCCGCCTCCGCTGACAACGAACCCCGGTCCTGCTACAACTGCGTATTCTACAACTACGGACGGTCATGCCAGTTGATGGCTCCCAGCATTGAAGTGCGCCGGCTCATCTGGCCCAAAACTGCGGATTCGAAACAAGTGGAATACTGGCCGGTGTGCAGTTACTGGGTCAAGGGCGATCCGCATACGGGCGCGGAAAAGACTTTGGCGCGGCTGAACCCGGAAGATGCGGGGCTATGCTGGATCAACGCTCCTGAAATCGGCCTCGATTACTCGGGCGCGTGCTGCTCGGGAGCGAATGGCGGGGATGACTGCGACATGTACATGACGCCAGGAGAAGATAAGCGCTCGTTCGAGCAGGGACATTGCCGGGTGTTGGGGCGGGACGTGAATGGCATGGACTGCTGCTCGGCATGGCTGGACGATGACCTCGTTTCCTGGAGAACAGCGCAGGAGCGCTTCAAGGTGAATCGTGGCTGATCCAAAATCCGACTTCCTCGCTGCGCAAGTAGCCGCCGAAAAGAAAGCTCTCGACAATGCTCCCAGGATTCCCATTCAACAACTGATGCCGCAGAGCGGAAAGCAAGGCCGCTGCGTGAAGTGCGGCCGGGTCTCGAAGAATCTGGTTTGGATGGATACGGTTCATGGCCAGGAGCGCTGGGTGGGACGGGAGTGCTGTGGAGGACGACATGGCTAGAGGGGATTTACCTACGGAAAGCCGTTCCAAGTATGGAGTTTTCGATGACGATATCAACCCTGACGACGTTCATGCTGCTCTTCGCGGTATTGTGCCTGGCGGCAGTCGCAATCCTAAGCCTGATTCTGGTGTTCCAGTTTCAGACACGATTGATGCGAATTTTCTCCGAGATGCAGGGAGTGAGCGTGGAAAGTATGGAGGGTAAAGTGCCGGAGAAGGAGCCCTTTGTGGCCAAGGCCCGGAAGAAACTGTTCTCCATGCCGGTTCCGGGAACGGATTGGATTCGGGGTATGAGGAAGTAGATGTCCACCCTCGTTACCGGACTCGGCGGCAAAGTTTCTGATTTCTTCAAGGGCAAAGACAAGGTTCTCAGCACCAAAACCGAGAAACCCGACCCCGTAGATCTTGCGCGCGGGTATCCAATTACGGAACCGCTGGAGAAGCGGGTTCTGTGGTTGCTGGATTCAGTTTACCGCGAGGGCTCGTTCGAAAAGATTCAGTTTGCCCGCAAATGGATGCGCAACGCCCTGTTCTACCAGGGCTATCATGAACTCGAATGGTCGGACATCAACGTTGCCTGGGATGTACTCTCGCAGGATTCTGGAGATTACGCTTTTCCGAACAACTACTACCGGACGCTGGTTCTCTACGGCGTCAAAGCCTACATCCAGAACGAACCCCTGATTGAGCCCATCCCGTCGAATGACGATGCGGAAGCGCAGGCGGCTACGAAGGCGGCGAAGACAGCTCTCGAAATCATCAAGCAGACGGTGAAGTACGACTACCTCAGAGTTCTCGAAGCCATCAATCTGCGCCTGTTCGGGAATTCTTTCCGCTATGCGTATTACTCCAAAGACCCTCGTTACGGCTATGTGAGCGCGGCGGTCTATGAAGATCGTGACGTTCTGCTTTCGCCCGGTGGAAGCCAGTGTGGTTCCTGCGGCCCGATGGAAGGAACTCACGATCAGTGTCCCGGCTGTGGCGGCGCGGTTGAAGCAACGCCTCCAGTTACCAGCAGGCTCCCCACTCAAACTGGATCGGTAAAGTATCCGAAGGGCGAGTTGATGACGGAAGCGGTCAACCCTCTCGAAATCTATGTCAGGAGCAGTTCGTATGACCTCTGGCACGCGCCTTTTCTTGTTCGGAACCGGGTTGTTGACCGCATGGGTTTGCAGTCGGCCTACCCGAAGATCCAACTCGCTCCCAAAGGAGATGAAGGCGGCGGAGAAGCTTACTCGACGGGCGGGGACCTTGGTCTCATCTACATGCAGTCTCTGGCCGATCTGCCTGGGGACCCAACTCAGTATGCGGCCTGGTACGAACGAGCCACCGCGGCTGCAAAAGCTCTTTTGGTCGAAGGTTGGCTGCGACCAAGCCTGTATTTCTTCGATAAAGAGATGGCCAAAAAGTTCCCCGACGGACTCTATGGCGCCAAGACCGGAGACACCCTCTTAGAGGCTAGAAATGACACCATCGAAAACCACTGGACCCACTACGTCTTTATCCCGGTCCCCGGCAGAATCTGGGGTGACGGTGATGACGACATCATTCCAGGACAGCTGAAGCTGGACGAGACTGACCGCCTCATCGCACGCAATCAAGGCTACAACTCGGCTCCGATTCTCGGAATCGACTCGCAGCGCATCGACAAAAACAACATCATCAACGACCCATCGACTCTCATCGAGGTAAAGGCCGCAGGCAAACCCGTCTCCGACGCCTTCCACCAGATTCAGTCCATGCCGTTGTCGAATGAAACCTGGCAGTGGAGAAGTTCACACATTCAGGACATGCAGTTTCACTCCAAAGTCTCGCCTGCCGCCGTCGGCCAGCACGAAGAAGGAGTGAACACCTGGGGTGGACAGGAAGCTGCTTCCGCGAAATCGGATTCCGCTCTGTCACCGCAGTTGGCGCTGTGGAAAACCGCAGACGCTCTCTGGGCCCGTCAGACGCTGGTGCTGGCTTCGGAGAACTGGCTGGACGAGCGCGTGCATTCGGTGTTTGGCATCAATGGCCGCTGGGAGTTTGAAAAGCTGAAAGGCTCAGCCATCGACATGGACCGGATCAAGATTGTGACTCGAGTCCTTCCCATTGATCCTGGCCAGCAAGACTCCATGTCGCAAGCCATTGCTTCCGGGATGCTGGACCCGCAGGACCCGAGAGTCAAAGCGAAGTCAATGGAGCTGTTTCATCTGCCCAGAGAGCTGGATAACCTCTACGGCGACCAGAAAGTGCAGTGGGAAGAGATTGAGCAGATGAAAAACACGATGCAGCCTATTCAACCTGAGCTGATCGTGGACAACGACGCCGTGCATATCGACATCTGCCGCCAGTGGCTGAACTCGGATGAGGGCAGAGACCCCCAGAACATGCAAATCCGTCAGGTAATCAAGATGCACATGCAGGCGCACGTAATGAACCAGATTCGCATGCAGCAGATGCAGGCCATGGCGCAGGGGTCAGGTCAGCAGGCAGGCGATGCGGCGGCTGGTGGAGCTTCTGGAGGCTCTGGCGGGCCATCTGGGAAGCAGCCTGAGGGCAAGCAGGCTGGCAAGCAAGGCGGGCAAATTCCAGCCAACCCACAAGTTCGGCAGCAACGCGCGGAAAAAGGTCAGGCGGCACGGCCTCATAAGCCTCAACCGCCTTCCGGCAATGGCGCGGGAGTACGGAGAATGACACAATGAAACGGCTAATCTGGTTGCTCTTGCTCGGCAGCGCCTTTGGGCAGGGGTTCTTCTACTCTCTCCCGCAACCTTACCCCAACACCACCATTACCGTCTGTCCTCTGGGAGCGGTTCGGCCGTGTCCCAGCCCATCCAGCATCTTCAACGATGCGGCGCTGACTTCGGCAGTCTTGAATCCATCCAATATTGGACCGGGAGGGCAATTTGGGTTCTACGCCGCCTCAGGTCAGTACACGGTGCAAATGGGGAGTCCGACGAATCAGACTTTCAACATTTCTCTGGGCGGGGGCGGTGCTACGGTTAGCCCGCTGACCACGAAGGGTGATCTTTTTACGTTCTCCACCGTGAACGCGCGCTTCGGTGTGGGCTCGAATGGGCAGTGCTTGACGGCGCAGAGCGGACAGGCGACGGGGCTGTTGTGGGCAAGTTGCGGCGGCGGTGCGCCTGGCTTCGATACGATCACCAGCGGCACGAATACGGCGGCGGCGATGCTTTGCGGAACGGGATGTTCGCTCGGGATAACAGGCACTGGTACGAACATCGCCAATAAAACAGCCTATGTCGCTGGGGCCATCGGTACGCCCTCCGACACGTTTGCGGCGGATGCGACCACGGGGAGATATCTATCGGCCGCTAGTAATTTGAACTGGATTTGGGAAACTGCTGGGACAACTCAGGTCTTAGCATACCGCGGTACAAACACCGGAACCATTGCTAAATCCGGGTTGGTTTTAGCCTCTACGTCGTGTTATCAGTTCGGATCATCTGCCACATTGGATGGAGCCGCAGATGCCGGGGCGGATAGCGCTTTTTGCAGGGCAGGAGCAGCGGGAGTATATCAACTAACTGGCCCGGCTGGCGCATTTGGCCAGGGCGGCCTATCAATGGGGACTCTCACTTTGAGTCCATTACAAGGAGGAATTGGAAGTCCGAGATATTCAACAAGTACAGTTTGTCAGGCAGTTGGAACTTCGGCTAATCCTTCACTGGTAGCATGTGGGTCCGCTAACTCGGGTTCGTTTTCTTGCGCCACGACTGCATCCACTGGAACGTGTGTGGTCGCAGTATCCAGTGTACAGACTGCTTCGGTAATAATTGTTGCGCCGAGCGCCGCCGAAGGCGGGAATCTCGGTGTTACCTGCAACACCGCTCCCACCGGCATCCCGACCATTACACTGGCCTCGAAGACTGCCAACGTTGGTTTCACTATCAATCTGGGCACCATCGCCGTGAATCCCGAATGCTTTGTGTACTGGATCGTGAACTGAGGAACCCTAATGACACCTCCAACCTATGAACTTGATGGAACGCTGAACGATTCGGATTTGCTGTCTCTGCACTCAACCCCGGTGAATCTCATCGTGATTCCCTCCCGCTACAAAATTATCCCGATGCAGTTGGTGCTTGACTGGAAATTTGGCGGAGTGGCAGTATTCAGCGGTCTTGGTTCCGGCGATCTCCAGGTCCGCGATAGCTTTTCCGGGCTCACTTACATCGCTGGGAATTCTCTGGGCTTACTCGACAAGACAGTTCAGAGTGTTCAGGTAGTCGGCGCGAACTCCATTCCGAAGAACGTCGGCGCGCAGGGAGCGCAGTCAATCTTCCTCATCAATTCAGCCGGGAATTACGACGGCGGCGATCCCGATGGCAACTCGAACAGCTTGAAAATCAGAATGATCTACTGCAAGTACGACGCCCTCAATGGCGTGTTTGTGTAAATGAAATCCTTTCTTGCCGAAGTAGTGATTTTCTGTTCGAAGACATGACACGCCAACGTCCCAACACGGAGAAATGCCGCTACATTCTGAGCGTAGAGGTCTCGAACTACGATTACCTCTGCTTCCGGGCCATGCGGCAGGGTGTTTCCATCGCCTCTTTGGTCAACAAGCTCATCGAACGCGCCCGCCTGAGTGATATCACAAATGGCAAATCCACCAATGAAAGGGTAATTGTCAATTCAGATGCCCGAACCGGAAGCAACGCTACGCGACACGCTAGTGTCTGACGGAACGAACGACGAAAAGCCGATTGAAAAGCTTGAGGAAAAGCCTGTAACCCTCAGTCCAAATTTGGACGCCGCCGAAATTGGCCAGATTTTACTGGATTCCGGCTACTCCAAAGATCAGTTGAACGCGTTGATGGAAGCGCCAAAAGCTCTGGCCGCCATCAGAAATCAGATTGAAACCGATCCCACCGAATTTGTAAAAATGCTCCAACGCACCGATCCGGCCCTGGGGAACCGCTTCCTGGAGTCGATGTCCGACACCTACCTTGAGCAGAATAAACACCTGCTCGACAAGGGTAAGGACTCTGGCAAGCCTTCGGGTGACGCCCAGAACAACGATCTGCTGCGGGAAATGCAAGCGCTCCGCGAAAAGGTCGCAGCCTCGGAAACACGCGAACAGAGGCGGGAAACTGCCATTGCTTTCGCAGCGGCGCAAAAGCGATACGACTCGCGCGTCGATGACCTTCTTGGACAGAAGGACATCAAGGAACTCAACCTTACCAAGGCGGAAACCAAAGCCATCCGCGCCCGCTTAGGGGCGGAACTGTCGAGCGATCAGAACGTGGTTCAGCGAATCTCCAACGGAAACTTCGTGGACATTCCTCGGACCATGAAAGGAATTCTCGACGAGTGGGCCGGGGACCGGAAAGCAGCTTCGGAATCGGAAAAGACCGCACGGGAGCGCGCTGAAGGGCGTGGCTTCGCGGAATTCGAATCCGGGCCAAGTGAGTACTTCAAGCCCGCTGCCGACACCTTCGACAGTTGGGACAAAACCGAAGACGCTCTTGCCAAAGCCTTGGAACGCAGCGCAAGGTAACCATCACGAGAGGAAAACACTATTATGCCAGCGTTCAACTTGACGGCCGCGCAGCCCTTAATGAAGATTTCAAAGTAGGTCTTTCGTGCCAGCGATGGCACGTTCTGGGCTAGGCTGCTCCACGGCAAATCTCTAAAATAGAACTCAGACCTGGTTGAGAAGCTAATTGCTACTTCAACCCGCGGATTAACACAATGGTTCGCGTTAAACTTGGCCATATCGGTGGACACCCAGACCGGGCAATACCGAGGAAAGACTGACTTGGCATACCAAAGAAAGTACGGTTGGAGCGGTCAACCTCTAGACGCTACCATTGAACCAACAGAGTCCGAGACGATCTGGGCTGCTGGGTTTTATGAAGGCGAGGGCTGCGTCCAGAATATCAAGGACAAAGCCAAGGGATTGGTCGTTGTAATCGGACAGAAAGACCCAGAACCGCTTCACTGGTTACGTGATCGTTGGGGAGGTTCAGTTCGCCTCCGTCCAAATCAAGGAGCCAATAAGACGGGTCTGTGGGTTTGGTATGCCTCAGGAGACAGAGGTCGGAGATTCTTGATGGCGATTTATCCGTGGCTTTGGTCACGACGCCGCAACAAGATCCGCGAAGTCTTCGCGTCAGAATCCGTAACGACTGAACGCCAAGCCCTGCTTATTCCTGACATGAAACGGGAGTTTCCGCAGGTGAAGTTACAGTCTGCTCTGCATGGGAACATGCAGAAGTCGGCAGAAATGCCCGACTCGACCGACAAATTGCAGTAGTCGGTAGGTAACAGAGTGCAGCAAGCAATTCAATACGGCTGCCGTCCTGTGGAACCGCTACATGGACGGCAAAGGCACGCCAATCTCGAATCGCGGGATGGAGATTCCGACGCACTTCACGCCCAACGCCAATTTCTCCTGGTATGGAGATGGCGGAACCTTGCCTTCGGGCGGGTCGGAAGCGCTGGCATCTGCCGTAGTCGGGTTCTTTAGCTTTGTGCTCTCGGTCGGATTCACCGGCGCGGCTCTCGACGCTGCGGGCTCGGATTCCGTTACTTACGCGCGGGCGCTGGCCTTCAATATCAAGATGGCCACGATCAACGCCATCAAGTACCTGAACATCTACGCCTTCCTCGATGGCACGGGTGTCTTAGGACTTCTGGGCACCATCGTCACAACCTCGACCACCGTCAACTCGACGCTGGTGGCTTCCGGGTCAATTGAAGGCACGCACTGGCTCCGTCCAGGCATGATGATTGCCGTTCATGTCGGCGCAACTTCGGTTGTCCGTGGTACGGGCACGATCATTTCGATGTCGAACCCGATTGAAGACGCCACGGGTACGACCTTCGTCATCGGGCCGACCAATGTGGCTTTCACTACGGCGGCTGGAGACGCGATCACGATCACCGCCACCACGGGCGCTTCCGACTCGTTCAACAACGTGATTGCCGGGTTGAAGCTGATTATTGACAATGGCACACTGTCAGCGACTTTTCAGAACATCAACCGCGTGACGAACCCGCAATACAATGCCGGAGTCATTTCGCTCACGGGGAGTCCGGCGCTGGCTAGGGACCACCTGCGCAGGATTCTGGCTTCTCCGCAGATTCTGCAAGGCAAGGTCTCGCCTTCGCTGGAACTGATTTCACATCTTTCTCAGCTCCATGCTTACATGGATATGGGCTGGACCCTGAAACGGTTCAACGACGCCAACAAGAAACTCGATCTCGGCTACACCGCGGTCGAGTGGGAAGGCTTCCCGTGGATCATCGACACCGACTGCCCCAAGGATCACATCTTTGGCGTGGACCGCGATCTGATGTTCAAGGTTGTAGCCCGCGAACTGAGTTTTGATGACAGAACCGGTTCGATCCTGCGGCAGAACCCCTCCGCTACGGCGGGACAGTACGCGGATGCGTACACCGCATTCCTGGAAATGCGCGGTAACATCGGCACTTACGTTTGCAATGCACATACCAAGCTGCTCGGATTATCAGTTCCGAGCGGGTACTAGTAAGTCTGTGATAACATAGGACTTATGGCGACACTAGGGCGGCCACCGAAGCCTCACAGGATCGAATGTACTAAGTGTGGAACAGTGAATCCGGGAACGGATAAGTTCTTCCCGAAAGATTCTCGAAAACTCACTGGTTTATCTTCGTGGTGCAGGAAATGTAAGACAGCTTCGTTTAAAGAGTGGCGGAAAAGGCATCCTATCCAATATGCCGCGACACAGAAGCGAAACCGCGAAAAGAATGGCCGAACCTACGATCTTCGCAAGCTCTATGGCATCGACGCCCAGATTTACGATGCCATATTGAATGCCCAAGGTGGGGTATGCGCGATCTGCGGAGTACCAGCACAAAACTCTGCCAAGCGCAGATTGGCTGTAGATCACAGCCATACCACCGGGAGCAACCGAGGGTTGCTCTGTACGATGTGTAATCACGCTTTGGAACGGATCGAAAACGATCCTGACTGGGGCAATAAAGCTCTCAACTACCTCGCTCGGTATATCGAGCAGACTGTGAAGGGATAACATGGGACCAAAATTAGATGAAGACATTTACGGGGGCGATCCGAAGAACTCCGAAGCGGATTCGGAAGCCACGCGCGCACTCGGCAATCCCGATCCCACGCTGGACGTTCACGGCGAGACCGACTCGCGCGCTGTGAGCGAAGGCAATCACGGGAAACAGCCTTAAGGAGCCCTAGATGGCAGCGACCTTTACCAATCGAGCCTCGATGGTTCCCAGCCAGATCCACACCAACACTGTGCCTGGATGGTGCCAAGACGACATCGTGGAAGTGACCGCAGGGACCGGAGACTATCTTGCCGGTGGGTACGCCTTTGGCAGCGCCCAATTGCAGACCCTGTATGGCGCAGCCTTCTCAACCCTGATCTCGGTTGAGGTTGCGGATGACTGGCGCACCGCAGCGGGAGGTGGAGTGATTGCCTTCCTCGCGGTTTGGGATGCGATCAATTTCAAAGTGCAAGCCTATGGGCCTTCCGCCTCGGTTGCTACCGGCTTTACCGAAGTTGCGAACGCCAACGCCAACCTGAACGGCTTGCGCTGTTCTCTGAAAATCAGGTTCAATTAAGAGCCATCCTCAAGGAGCGAATCATGACCATGAACATTCAGGCTGTAACGGTGATCGCCACTAAGATGGCTTCTGGGGCGGTCCAACTTCTCTTCCAGAACCCCAATGGAGGAATCCGGTTCTGCGTCGCCATCACCAACGCCGACTTCACTTCATTCAACACGACCGTGAACGGCGGAGCCACAGGGGCTACATTGACACGCACGTATGCGCAGGATTCAGCTCCGAACGATTACCCATTGGAACTGGTGCTCGAAGTCTGATGCGTGATTCCAACATCTACGGCGCGGATGAGAATGCCATGGCCGACATGATTGCCGGAGACGCTCTTGGCGCGCCTGACCCCAACGCGCATTCCGGGAATCCAGTCGATCAGGAAGCGCGCTCGAAGGGAAACTACCAGCCCACGAGCACGAGTTTGGCCGCGGATGGGGATGGACGCGAGGGCAAGGAAGTGAATGACGAAGTTGTGAAAATCAGCAACAAGTCAGACTCCCGCGCCAGTTCGAAGGGTAACTAATGCCTTCCGCCACCGTAGACATCCTCACTCCGAGTGGGGTAGCGATTCCCAGTCTGGTCCTGAAACTCAGCCGGGGTGCGAGTGTCAAGCTCGGTACGTTAGCGGCTGCGAATACCGCGGTAGCGTTCACCATCCCAGAGCCGACGCGCGACAATCACGGCGTCCTGATTATCCAGGTCACAGGGACTGCGGGAACCGGACCTACTCTCGAAGGCTCGATTGACGGTGGGGCAACTTGGTTCCTAATCCCGATTCTGACGACGTTCGCCGTGACCGGGCAGTTGACCGGAGATACCGCAGCGACGGCGGCGTATGCCTACTCGGTGGCGGGGATGGGCGCAGGACTTCAATTCAAGTTTGGCTACACAGGCGGTTCGCCTACCGCTCCAGTGTGGGCGCTAGTTGGGTAAATGGACCTGCCAGAGAATTGGGGACTTTCGACGGTCAAGCGCGACGATGGCAAGCTGGATATCCTCGGCAAAGCCGACAATGGCGAACCCTACCGCGTAAGAACGACGGACCACGCCGAAATCACCGAAACCGACATTCAGGAACTGAAAGCGGCTGACCGGGAGTCGTACTCGAACCGGGAGTCGGGTGTACGGCAGTTTTGCCGGAGTCTGGCTGGGGATGGTGAGTTGAGACGTGCGCGGGAAGAGAGTCTATTTTTGGACGACATGACTGAAGCGGCAGGCCCGGTGGTACGAGCTGGTTTCGGGCAGGAACGTGCGACGGTCGGAAGCAGCCGGCGCTACCGGCAGAACTACGATTCTGTGTTTGGAGGCAACTGATGGCATACCACATCTACAGTTCAGAGGCATTGCCCAACCCTAAGTTTCTCGGGAAGCCGCGCTACACCCCGGATGCTTCCTACATTCGCTGGGGCGGCATTGCTTTGCCCTTCGTGCCGGAGAAGCAGTGGATGAAGCTGGCCGACTCCTTCACCACGGTTCAGCGGAGCGACTGGAAAGACCGGCAAGGCAAAGAAGTGGAAATCTCGATTCGCAAGTTCATGCCCGTTGTGACTTCACAGTTTGCCGAACTGGGCGTCATCATGCTCGACCACGAACCGGACGAGAAAGAGAAAGCCGCCCTCGAGCCCGTATCTCGCGATTTGAACCTGAAGTGGCGCAAGAAGCAGATTGAGTTCTTCGAGAGCCAGAGAGACATGGCGAAGGCCCGCCAGGGCGTCTACGACCCCAGCCCTTACGTCGATGAGTGCTATGAGGTCCTGAAGATGGAAAAACCCTACAGCGTAGACGCCTTGCAGGCTCTGCGCGATCCTGGGGCTTCCGCAGCCGACCGGATCGCTACAGCCATCACGGACTCCATGAAGGCGGCACGAAAGGAATCGGCTGACCAATTGGCGCATCTGCTGACCCAAAAGACCGAACCACCGAAAGGGGCTCCGGTAAGGACCTAGCATGCCAGTTGTTTCGGTGCTCTCGTTGGTGAAGTCACCCCCAACGAATGCTTTTGGACTGGTGCAATACCTCTCGCAGAGGCTCCCTGGGTATGATCCCTCGGAGCACCTGCGGGAACTGAATTCCGCCTACATCCACGTCTGGGAAGAAATCACCAAACTCAAGAACCATTACTTCACCAACATTGTCCGCGTCACAACTGTGACTGCGGCCTACCAGTATGACCTGATGTTCAACGCCGATGCCGCTCTTTCGGCTGCCGTCTCTCCCCGCCTCTACCAGGTCACCAAACTCCGCTTCATGGCTCCCGGCTCGACGCAATTTGCGAGTTCGGTAGCGCTAACCCCGAACCATCCAGACTTCGTGGAGATCAACAGCGCATCGAGTGCGAATCCGTCGCAAAGCGGACCTTATCGCTGGTACCTGAGCGGCCGGAATCAGTTGAATATGGGCCTCCCCCTTGCGGTCGGGACGGTGATTGAGGTGACGTATACCTTCTGGCCGATTGCTTTGACATTCTTGTCAGATGAAGTTGTTTCCTCAGTCAGCAACGTGGTGACTGGGGTCTCTACAAACTTCACCAACCTCCTGCAACCGGATTTTCAGGCATACCTGCCGAACGTGCAGGCTCAGGAAGAGATTCAGGCGGAATTCCTGTGCAATCCAACTGTGCCGCTGGGCGGCCAAATCTATCGTGTCACCAAGATCGTCAGCGACACCGTTCTCAATACGAAAACTCCTGTTGCTCCAGTGCTGGCTGCGGGTTCCCCTTACGCCTTGGCGACGTTGCCGGAAATCCCTCGAGAGCATATTCGGGTCATCGCCGCACTCGCTCTCAAGAACATGTACTCGGTGGCGGGAGACGACCAAAGATCGGGAGAGTGGACCGCGATCTACGAGAAAAACATCCAAATGTGCAAAGACGCTTTAGAACAGCGGCAAGGCCAAACGCCAGCGCAAAAAATACGTTTCCCTGGGTCACTCGCAAGACGTAATAGGGCTTGGATGAGGTAGATGGGGCAGAAACCGCCTAGCAAACCCGCTGCGCCTGCCGAAGTCCTCAGCGCTCTTTCGCTCGGTTATAACACCTATACGGATCCAACTCAGACCAATCCAAAGATGTGGGCGGCGGCGACGAACGTCTATTCTGGCGCTTTCTCTTTCATCCAGCGTTGCCGGTTCGCTAACGTGGTCGTGCCCAGTCCACTGACGACCACGTTCTTCACCACGCTAAAGTACTTCGCTCTGCCGCCATTCACGATCTCGACAACCATTGGCACAATTACCTATACGGGAGGGCTTGTCCCGTTCGCCACTGTGGTTGTGAGTTCTACCTCGGGAATCGGTCCTGCGGGAAACGTCACCATCGTGGACAACAGCAATGTCTTGTTCAATTCCACATTCCCCATCGGGACCATCGTCAACACAACCACGTTGACCATCGTTTTTTCGCAGGTAGCGGCGGCGAGCGGATCGGGAGGCACGCTGTCTGGCCTGAATTCTGGTGGGGCTTACCTGATTGCCGATATCAACGGCAAGCTTTATTCCTACGATACTGGGCTGAATTACCTACAGACGCAGCGGCTCAACCCCTATGTGGACCCATCCGGCGTCGGAAACACGCAACTCAATGGTCCCTGGTCGCGCGAAGCTCTCGTCAACATCCTCTACGAAATGAATGGCCAGGTAAAGATGGCCGGCAGACTGGCGAACGCCGCCACAATCGAAGGCTGGGGCTTAGACTCTCCCGACGCTACCCCGCAAATCACGTTGAATGCGGGTACGGCTGTGGCTCTAACCAATATCCGGCGGCAGAATGCCGTTGTCACAGCTCACGCCGCCGCACTACCCGCGGGAGTGATTGTAGGGTCCACCAACCCCCTTAACATCACGCTCGTCAGCGACCCCAGCTTCAATGGAACGTTCTTGATCACCGCCAGCGGCGTTGGTCCCTTCACCTTTACGTGGAGTCAGCTTGGCCAGGACACAGTACTCCTCGCGGGTACTGGGAACATTACCAGCCAAGTCACCAAATCGGTGGGCAGGTCTTACGCTTATGCCTGGGAGAACGCCAACAAGAGCCACGTCGGAGCTTTGAGTCCAGTCACGCAGTACATCATTCCCATCAACCAGTACATGCAGATTGCGTGCCTCGAACCCGGCACAATCTCCTTCAGCAACGCCTCTCCGATTGTCACAGGGGTGGCAACGTTCTTTACAGCGGCGTGGATTGGAAGACACATCCTCAGCGGCGTCACGGATGGAGACATTGGACGTGTCTTGTCGGTACAGTCTCCTACGCAACTGACTCTCGCCGCGAATTCCCCGACAACCGATGCTGCTCAGGTCTTTCAAGTCTTCGATCCCCAAGCCACCCACATCCGGCTCTATGCCACGGCGGATGGTGGAGCGACCTACTTCCTGATCGCGCGGAATGTCTTTAGCCCGTTCCTCGGTTCCTACGGTACGAATTTCGCCGGATTGATCTTCCTCGACTTCGCCAACTCCGAGCCTCCAAGTTTCCCTTTCTCGACCGAGACTGCGCAGCTCAACAACATCCCTCCGCCGGTGGGAGCGTTTGTCAACGAATTTCAAGGAAGGCTTTGCGTCTTTGGCGTTCCGGGAGAGCCACAAGCTTTCTTCTACTCGAATGTGGAAGCTACGCTGATTGGCCAGCCGCAGGAATCGTTTGCCCCGTTGAATCAGGTTACGTTGCCGATTCAGAACGCTTCCATGAACGGCATGATGGAGCTTCCTGGATCCATGATTATCTGGTCCGACAAGCAGGACATGTTTCGCCTGACAGGATTGCTGACCGACAATCTGGTGGGTGCGACGGGCACGCAGCAAGGCGCACAGATTTCAAGATTGCCCTACGCTCTCGGCTGTGCAACTCCGTTCGCTGTGGCAGTGACTTCGTTGGGCGGGTTTTGGCTGACTCCCAACGATGAAGTCTGGCTCTTTACTGACCGGTACGCCCCAAGGAATATTGGGCGGCCCATTCAGGACATTCTTCTGAGCATGGCTCCTGGGGCTGAGACTTTGGCTAGGATGGTCTACTACCACACCGCCAACCGCAATTGGTTGCTTCTCATCGTGGCGGCCAACGGCTCAACTTACAACAACACAGTCTTGGTGCTCGACCTCGATTTGCTCGCGTCCAACGGTGAAGCTTCCTACTACGTCTTCGACATGGCGACGAACTCACCGGCGTGGTGGGTGTTTCAACCCGGCACGGCTGATCCTGAGACAGGGGATTGGATACCGCGCTGCGATTCCATTGAAGTGGTCTACGAAACCAGCGGGTTGGTCAGACTCATGTGCGGGCAGGTCGATTTGATCCAGGACATTGATTTCCTGATGGGCGGGTTTGGAACGGAGATTGAAGTGCCTAACGGCACAGTGACCTTGCATGCTTTCGGGAACGAGAGTCCTTTCCTCATCAAGCGGCCTACGTTTGTCCGGTTCAACACCAACCGCGATCCCGCCATGCTGGCGACGGATGGCTGGAGTTTCGCTGTGCAGGGAATTGACGACGACTTTTACACGTTCTTCAACCCGCTCGTACTCGATCTGGTTCCGGGAGTGAATGACACGTCAGCTCTTTCCGGGAGTCCTGATTTTACGGGAGGGTTGGCGTTCCGTCACAGTCCTGAGCTGTTCAGAATTGGCGGAGTGAATTTTGTGATGGGGCGTAGACTGAAGTTTCAAATCAATTTTCCCCCAGCGGCAGGATCAAACTTCGCATTCAGAGCGATTCAGTTGGCGTTTGGCGCAAATCCACCAAGTTAGAGGTCTCTATGGCAGCCTTCAATCCAGCTTATAACCCAGGACAGGTCCTAATGAGGAATCCCGATGCGGGGACGTTTGGCGGGAAACCTTCAGGTCCTTATCTCGGTACAGGTTCTGACAAAGCGCCGGTCGGTGGTCCTAGAATGAGTGGTCCAATTTCGCTGAATGGAGACCCGCGACGAACTGCCGATCCTCGTATTCCAAAACCTCTACCGCCAGCACCTGTCGGCAACGTCCTTCAGTCGGAGACGGTGCGCTCGACTGGGGGAGGGCCGTTCGACTCGGCTTACCGGCAAAATCTAGCAACGTACTCTGGTGGGCAAATGGCGCGGCCCGGAGGAAATCTGAGCTTCAATCCTACCTCGAACACTCCGTTCGGCAATCCTACGGGCGGCGGGACAGACCCCATCACCGGAGGGCCCAACAGCTTGACTGCAATGGCGCTCGGCGGAGAAGGCTTTGGCTACACCGCTCCCAAACCTCCAGCACCAGCCAAGGGCGGAAATATGCAACCTGAGTGGCAGGATTGGCTTTCGAACCGTTCTCGCTATGGAAGGGGAATTTAATGGCAACCGCAGGAAATCCTCTCACTGGCAGCAGTTGGGGTAATCCCATGCCGGCTACAAATCCCATCACGCTAGACCCGAATTACGGTCAGGGCGAGCATGGTTCGTTTGGCGGCGGTCCCGGAGCGAACCCAGGAAACCTTGGAGACTTCGGTTCTACCGGTTCGCTGAACAAGAATCTGATGCTGGACAATGTGGTTGCCGGCCAGTTCAAGAACCAACTGGCTCCGCAGTTTGCGAATTTGATGGGGCAATACGGAGGTCAGGCGGCAGACTATTACAAGAACCTGATGGATCTCGGTTCGCCTTACTACAAGCAGAAACAGCAAGAGGCTTTCCAGCAAGGCAATCAGCAGAATCAGAACGCGATGGGCATGGCCAATCAGCAGTTGAATGCTTCAGGGTATGGCGCAGCGCCTTCAGGAGCCCGCGCGGCCATGGTTGGAGGAATGAATCAGCAAGGAGCCCAAAGTCTCGCAGAGCAATATTTGCAGAATCTCTTCCAGAACGAAAACCTGCAAGCGCAAGGAGCTTCTGGAATGGCTTCGATGGCCAGTTTATTTAACCCCACGCAACTCTTACAGGGAACGTCGCTAGGCACAACCCCGGCGGCAGGCACCTCGGGGATTCAGGACTTTAAAGACATTGCCAGCGGGATTGGCTCCGTATTCTCGATGCAGAAAAAAGTCTAGGAGACCCCAATGGCGCTCAACCAAATGCAAGACGATCCGATGACCTACGGCGATACCGGCGTAATGCCGCAGACGAATCCTGTAACTCCTCCCCCTCCCATGGACCCTATGACTGGCGATCCGATGATGCAATCCATGGTGCAGAACTCGCAGATGGGAGGACAAGCTTTTTCTTCGGACGAAGCCCGAAGACAGCAACTCGCGCAGCAACTCCAGCAGGCCCGCGGGGAACAGCAAACCATGGCCGACCCCGCAAATCAGCCGAAACGCGGGTTGATGGATGAGCCTTGGATGAAAATGGCTCCCGTCAAAGGTCAGGGGTTTGGTCACGATGCCGGGAACTTGCTGGGTGATATCGGGAAAGCCCTTTTGATGGGGTTGTCTACTTCAGGGATTGGCGAAGGCGTTCAAGAAGCTGTTTACGGTCCTGGAATAGCTCGGCACCGGGAGCAAGCTGGAGCGAAAGCCGCACAGATTGAATCCTTGCAGAAGCAGTTTGGTGATGAGGGTACGGCGGAAGGCGCTGCTTCGGGGATGGTTTCCAAGCCCATCATGGCGGAGGCGTCACTGACGCGCGCAGCGGCCTCGACGAAGAATGCGGACACCAACGCCAAGCGGCAGGCTGTGCAGGAAACCCAGGGATTGCAGCGGCTGAAGCAGGGTTGGGACAGGCTCTCTCTTGGTGAACAGCAGTTGAAGGCTAAACAGTGGTTCGATCAGGCGGTAATTAAGACAGCGCAGGCCAGAATTGACGCTGGGCAGGATGAGAACTCCGCGCGCATTCAGGGGCAGGAAGACGTTCGTTCCGCGGCGGCGCAAGACGACTGGGTTAAGACACATCCATTTTTGGACTTCATCGGAATCCGGCCCGATATTCAGGCGGCCGCCGGGGCCCAACCAACAAAATCAGCGGTCAAAGCCGCTCCCCACCAAAATGCTCCACGTGGAGCAAAACCGGTTCCTGCTGGGACGGTGGTCTACGATCCCGCGGGAAAACCTCATAAAGCAGACGGCAGCGCCCCTCTGCCAAGTGGCTGGTCATTGAGCAAATTGAGCAAATAAATGGCTACCCCTGGCTTCACTCCAGTTGACGAGTCGGCAGGCTTCACGCCGGTAGAGGAAGCTCCGACGACTCCGAAACCCATGGCTGCCCCCATGGCTGACCCAATGACAGGCTCTGTCTCGAGCATGAGCGCCGCAGAGCCTTCGGCTTGGCAGCGAATTAAATCGGCGTTGCCCATCATCGACCGGGTAGAAACCGGGCTGGGGCAGGCGGGTGCAAGTCTGGGACTGTCAACGCCCTCCGCCGCCCAAGCCGTAGCCAAACCCCTGCCGGGAATGGACACCCAGCAAGCTATCGCTCCAGAACGGGCTATGACCCCCGCCGAACGGCAAGCGCATCCAATCGCGACCGGTGCGGGAGAGTTTTTAGGGGGGATGACAACCCCTGAGAACGCAATGCTGACGGGATTGACCGCAGGGCCGGCCCCTCAAGCGATTGGGCGGGCTCTGGGCGGCGTGTTTAGCGCTCAGGTTCTCAAAGGGGCTTACGACAACTACGCGCCCCTCAGGGAGGCGGCAGACGCTAAGGATTGGGGAGAAGTCGAGCGGCTTGGAACCCATATGGTTCTTGGCGCGTCAATGGGTCTGCTGGGCATTCGCAGGACCGTTCGCGGCGAGTCGCCTTATGAGGAACTGTCTCAATCGGGTAGGGAGTTTCAGAGGGTCAAGCAGACCAACCAATCCAAAGAAGCAATTGAGAAGAATGGGGTAGGACTTTACAACAAAGTTCGAGATGCGGTCATCACTCACAAAGCAGCTTTGGAAAAACAGGCTTCCGACGCGCTCCAGCCAGTGGTAGACAAAGACAATGCCTCAGGTCAGCCAGCGATTTCCACAGCCGGAGCCATCAGCGAAGCGGCGAAGACGATTGCGAAGACGGGGTACACGCCGAAGCCTGCTGAAGCAAAACTGCTGAACAAGATGCAGGGCGTTTCGGCTGCCGATCAGTATGCGCAAGGCCGAGGGTATAAGAGTTCCGCTGACGCCAAAGCCGATATTGAATCCCAAGCGCCCGGCCGGGGAATCTGGGATCAGGAATTGCAGCAGCAAGGGCTGACTGACGATCCGACTACCCATCTTTCGCTCGAGGAAGCCAAGCTTCTGCGCACCGCTGTCGGCCGGGTAGCCTTTGGCCGTAACGCAGCTCCTGAATCGAAAGCCGTTTTCTCCTCCGCCTACGATCAACTCACGCAGGCGATGAAGGACCGCGTTACCGACCTTGAAGGCAATTCCAAACGCTTCGACTTCTACAACAACCGGCACAAGATGTCGTTTGAACTCGATAAAGGCGTTGCTGGCGGGATGCTGGACAAACTTCAAGGACAGGACCCCAACTCCTCCATTAAGCCGCTGAAAGACTTTTCCTCAGGCAACATCAAAGAAATCCAGCAGCAGATGCGGCAAACCGGAAATCCGCAGCTTGCCGAGCAACTAGGAAAATCGCAGAAAGACGCTACCGCCTTGACTTCGGCGCACGATGCCGTTAGCGGGAAGTTTGCTGCCGGGGTCTACCGGATGCTTCAGGCTCATCCGAAGCAAGCGTGGCCAGGACTGGTAACCATGGCCGCTGCGCATGGGGTAGGGTTGCCCTTCCCGTTGCCACAGATCGCTGGCGCTGGAGTAGCTTCCTGGAATGTAGGCAGGATTGCGAAGGGCGCTGCCGGTGAGATTGGCGGCCGCTTGCAGTCCGAACTCTCGCCGGAGAAGTTCCAGACGCGCACCACCCCCATGGGAGACGATTTTGGCCCTGATTCACCCTCAGGAGCCTCCGAGACCCCAAGAGGCCCCTCAGGACCATCCAGCCCTCCGCAAGGCAATACAGCAGCCGCTGCGGCCTATAGCGGTGGCTTCTACGATCAGGTCAAGGCCGAACATCCTGACTGGACCGTTTCCCAGCAGTTGATGGAAGCCGCCAAGCGCGAGAACGCTCCAGCCAAGAAATCAGCCGAAGACAGCAATGTGGTTCGGGAACGCGGCGTGGACAACGTAGACCCGAAAGCCGAGAAGGCCGAACGACTCCGCCAGATCCGCGAGAACCAGCAATACGCGATTGATAATGCCAAAACCACCGGGGAAAGGTCGCAGGCCGTCGCTCGCAGGAGCGGATTCGAGGAGCAGCAGGCGGGTGGCAAGAGATCCAAAGAACGTAAGGCGGCAGACATTGAGAAGATCAAGACGAGGAAAGGGTGACTCAGCCCATACTGTATTCTGATCGGATGATAGAAGAATGGCGCGCAGTACTGAACGGATACTACGAGGTATCGAACCTCGGCAGGGTTAGGCGCGACGGTCACGTTTTGAGGAACCGTCCACGAAGCCGTGATTGCATTTACCCTTCGGTGCACATATCAATTCACGGCAAAGCTCAACACCAAAACGTCCATCGTCTCGTTGCCGAAGCATTTTTGGGGCCTTGTCCGAAGCATCATCAAGTAAACCACAAAGATCTCAACAAAGAGAATAACGTTCTCGAAAATCTGGAGTACGTTACCCATGCAGGCAATCAGCAACACGCTATTAGGTTGCTCGGGAAATGGCACAAGCCGTGGAACGCTAAATTGACACAAGAACAGGTTGGTGAGCTTTGCGAGATGAGATCACGTGGTGCCAGTCTGAGCGTTCTCGCCTATCACTTCGATGTTAGCGCCGCCGCAATTTATGCTCGTTTACTGAAATCTGGAAACTATCAAAGATTGCCGCATTAATGGCACCCCCAAGATCAAAGCCGTGGAGTAAATTTCCAGACGACCCCAACATGAGCGTTGCGGCGAAACAGTGCCTCGATTACATGCTGACCCAGACGAATCAGTTACTTGGCCAAGCTAACGTTCCACCAGCCTCTAGCGCCTACTCTTTTGGGCCTGACATCATCAATCCCACGACGGCTCAGTTCATCTCGCTTGGGGGCAGGCCAAGCTCAGTCACCACGGCTATCACTTACAACGCCGCAGGAACTTCAATCACGTTCTATTGGGACGGGACTAACAGTTCTCAGGAACTCACAATCTACCGCGACGACGATACGGTTGTGGGACCGACCATTGTTGGTTCTCCCTTCCTGGTGACGGGCCTCGTCGCAGCAACACGGTACTTCTTTTACCCCTATTGGGACGACATCAACAAGTTGGTCCGATTTGTCACCATCCCCAATGTTTCTGTGGGAAGTCCTCCTGTAGCATTCACGGCTTATAGCATCAAAGCGCAGCAAATCCAGATCCTGCGAGAACACATTCCCCTTGCCTCGATTGTAGGGACCTCAGGCATCGTGGCTGGGTCAGGCCCAGGTTCGGCGGGTGGCGGAGGTGGCGGCGGGAGGTCGGGAGCCACGCCAGGGCCTACAGCTTCAGCTCCAGGAGGAGTCAATGGCGACATTCAATTCAACAATGCGGGAGTGTTTGGCGGAGAAGCTTTAGTCCCACTGGCGCACGGCGGCACGGATGCCGACCTCTCGCTAACGGGCGGAACGAGTCAGTTTCTTAAGCAGTCCGCCGCCGGGGCGAATGTTAGTGTAGGGCAACCCAGCGCTTCCGATCTCACCAATGGCACAGTTGGAGTGGGTGCTGTGGTTTTAGCTTCTGCGCTTCCGGCAACCATCAACTTCGCCGACGAGGAGACGCCCGGCGGCACGATCAATTCCGCCAATCTAATCTTTACGCTGGCGCATTCGCCAAGTCCGGCCACAAGCCTTACCCTCTTCTACAATGGCTTGCTGCAAAAACCCAGCGGGGCGGACTACACGCTCGCCGGCAGCACAATCACCTTCGTGTCCGCGCCCACAACGGGCTCAACGCTTCTCGCCTGGTACCGCTTCTAGCATGAAAAAGTCTCTCCAGTTCGCAGCCGTGCTTTCGGTCGCCATCGTAGCGGCCTTCATCACGCAGATCGATCTCTCGACGCAGGTCCGCGGGCTCTTGCCTCTGGCCAGCGTGCCCAACCTCCCGGCATCGCAGATCACTAGCGGACAACTCGCCCTGGCGCGCGGCGGAACCAACGCGGACTTATCGGCTACGGGAGGGGCTTCGCAAGTCGTCCGGCAATCGAGTGCAGGGGCGGCGTTCACGGTGGCGCAGTTGGCATTTACGGATCTCTCCGGATCGGCCTCCGTTGCGCAGATCCCGAACCTTCCCGCTTCAATCATCACGTCGGGGCAATTGGCTTTAGCCAGGGGCGGGACGAATGCAGATTTGTCGGGCACCGGAGGCGCTTCATTCGTCCTGAAGCAAACGAGCGTGGGGGCAGCCGTCACGGCGGCGCAACTAGCCTTTACAGACATCTCCGGCAGCGTGGCGGCTTCCCAGCTTCCGAATCCCACAGCTTCCACACTCGGCGGAATTGAAAGCTATGCCGCGGTCTCGAATCAGTGGATCAACGCCATTTCCACTTCAGGCGTACCCAGCTCAACGCAGCCGGATTTCTTAAATTTGACAAGCGCCCCGTTCCCCTCCGGGGGCGCAGATACCTTTCCGATTCCTGAAGCTTTGGGGCAAGCTGCAAACGTTAACCTCGCTCTCGCCGCCGCAAACGCGGGATATTTTGTCAAGGTTCACGTAAACGAGTACATCAACTTCACGAAAGCGACGACCATCCAGCCGAGCGGCACCACGGCGGGAATGAACGTGTTTTTCGGCTTATACGACCTCAGTCTCAACCGCTTGGTGCAGATCAAATTCACGACCGTCAATCCCGGCGGCGCGACGGTCACGCTGGTTGGAACACTCACCGGCAACGCCTTCATCAACCCCGGCACCTATTACTGGCTTGTCGCCTGCGACACGGGTTCCACTGTTGGAACCATTCTCGGCGGCCCAACGACCACCTCTTCTTACATGACCGCGATGAACCTGAACGGTTTCGGTAACGCCTTCAAACTCGGCATCTTGTCCGCCGGAGCGCTGGCGAATCCACTTCCGGCGCTATCGGGTTTTACGAAGACCACCAGTGGGCAGATGGGAAGCAGCGCCATTGGCGTTGTTTATTTGGAGCCTTGATCCTCTCGAACCCATGACCTTCGAGCGCACCCACCTAAAGGAAATATGAAAAAACTGTTGCTCTTGCTGCTTCTCTCTGTCCCGGTATTTGGACAAAATTTACGCTACGATTCCATCGCCATTGGCCCACGTGGGCCGATTCCCTTCGCGTCTGTCGGGGTGTGCTCACAACCAGCCAATGTGAACTCCGCTCCCTGTTCTCCACTGATTGCTCTCTGTACCAGCTTCACTTCCTCTTGTACGCTACCGGGAACAACGACTGCGGACAATCTGGGCAATTTCCACTTTTATGCCCCATCGTCAGCTTTCCCGGTGACGGTGCAAATCTACGGAGCTCAAGTAGCGGCGCCGTTTGCCTTGCGGGATCAGAACGCCCCAGGAGGTTTCTTCTCAAAATCTACGACCGAGGTTTGTATTGGGACTTGCGCGATGGTGATTACGGGACAGATTCAGTTGTTCCAAATCACCTTGACCGGCAACACAGTTGCAAATTCTTTTACTTCAACGGTCGGAGCGCCGGCAACACTCTACTTCGAGATCAGTCAGGATTCGGGAGGCTCGCATACCTGGACATGGCCTGCGAATTCAATTGGCGGCTGCTCCCCGATTAACTTGGCGGCGTTTTCGACGACCACGCAAGCCTTTGTCTGGGATGGGACGAATGCCGTTGCCATCGGGCCTTGCGTGATTGGCGCAGGTCCTTCCCTGCTGACAGGCCCTATCGGAGCGCAGGGAAATATTCAGACTACGACGCAGTTCATTTCCACCATCGCTTCCGGCACCGCCCCCTTGGTTGTCGCTTCGACCACGCAGGTAGCGAACCTGAACAGTTCCCTGCTCCTCGGCGGCACCTGGGCGACTCCGGGAACGATTGGCTCAACCACGCCTAGCACAGGAGCCTTCTCCACCTTTCAACTGAATGGCGGGACGATCCAGACAGCGATGCAAGGAACTGACACTCATCTCCTGAGTGCAGGCACAGTCTCAGGTACAGGGTCCGCTCTCTGTACGGATGCGCAGGGCGGAGCAACGACGGTCAGTTGTACGACCCCAGTCGGCATTGGTACGCCACAAGCGATCTCCCTTGCGGCCCCTGTAAGTCTTACCGCAAACGTTCAAGCCATCGTGCTCAGCAAATCGGTCACGTTTCCTTCGGCTGCTGGGAATTACCACGCGGATCTGCGTTCTGGGCTTTGGCTCACGGCAGGGCCGAATGCGTGCGCCACGGAAATCGAAGATGTGACCAACACCAAAGCCTATGCCTCTGGGAACGCGCAGAACGCCAATGGCTCTGGCTTCATCGGCATCGCCGGCGCAGAGATTACTTCGCAGACTTACACCGCGGGGCAAGTCGTGACCTTTCGCCTGATCGCACTCTGCAACGCCAACTCTACTGCGGTCGTGGACTGGTCGCTGGTCTCTGGAACACTCTCGCCACAAGAAGAGAGTTTCTTGCAAATCACTCCGATAGCGGGGAATTAAAGAGCCTACGATGAATCCGATTCTGAAACTAACGATCATCCTTTGGGTGCTCTATTTCGTCGGAGTTGGTATCCGCATTTTGGGTCGCGCTGGATTCGCCATCCGCAACCCTGTCAACCCAATCAACTCTCGCTGGGCTTTTATCGTAAAGAACTACGACACGATTCTTGTACGCACTCTGTTCACGTCGGCAGGTTTCTATTACTGGCTGGGACACCCAACGGCGTTCAGTGACGCGCTTGAATTTCTTCATTCGCCCATCAGCTTCAATATTCCGGTGACGGGCGGGACCGCTCCCATGTTCGGATATCTCTCGGACTCGCTGCTTGATTCCGCCATTGCCGCCATTTCTCACGTGCCACAATTAGGTTGGCTGGCCTGGGTACTGCGCGGACAAGTCCCTGACTTTCCATCCATCACTCCAGCCGAAAAAGCTCAGGTCATGGAGAAGCTATCTGCGAAGGTGGATGAGACGATTCCAACCAAGCCCGAGGTGAAACCATGACCGACTGCGCCCACGAGATGAAGAAGTCCAAAATTGGACATCTCACGGTTTACCGTTGTATCAAGTGCAAGGAATTGTTTTCGCAGAATCCGAACGGCGCTTACAGACCCTTCAAGATTGTGGTGAGCAAACCTCCCAACGATCCTCCAGGCAGCCCACGGCGGCGGAGGACTGATCAGAAGTGAGCGAAAACATTCAGCCGGTTCCACCGCTGCGCTACAAAAAGTACTGTTTTGTCTGCGGCCATCCGGTACACGGCCTAGCCCGCTGCAATGCTCCTATTACGATGGATCTCGGGAAGACTCGCGCTTGCGAATGCAAGGGCAAGCCAGGTTTCTGGACAAGGCTTTTCGGGCGCATGTAGATGGACGAAACCGATCCCGATCTGATTCTTGCTAACTCCCCACCCGAATATTTCAAGCAGGTGGCCGGCAAGAAGCGCAATTATGATCAGCTAACCCTCGAGGAAGCAGCCGAGGATATGAAGAACCTCGTCCGCATCATCAAGCAGATGGGGACGGAGAACGAACGATTACGCAAAGCGGAACAGGCGCTCTCGCGAAAACTCAAGACGGCGGAGAAAGATTTTCACGAGAAACTGAAGCGGGAGCGGCGTTGGAGAAATGGATTGGTAGCGGCGATGACGTTCATGTGGGTGGCCTTCGTCTGGCTGGTGAAGGTGGCGGCTCCCGTGATCATCAAGGGCTTGGGATTGTAAAGGCATCATAGGAGGCACCAAAATGATCGGAACCATTTTGCTGGTTTTTGCATTCGTGTTGGCTACCATCGCCGTATTCGTCGGACCCTACGTCGCTGCTCCGAGTTTTCGCTACCACCTCGGCTGGGCTGCGATGGCATGCTACTTCCTCAGTCTGCTGCTGGGTTCTTTTGGCGGCAGTGTTGCTTGGCACCGATGAGCACCATACTGCTGGTGATCCTGATTCTGATCATCGTCGGAGGTCTGCCCAACTGGCCTCACACCCAAGAGTGGGGATTAGGATATTTTCCGAGCGGCATTGGCCTCGTGCTCCTGATCATCCTGATTGTGATTTTAATGAACGGCCATATCTAGAATTCTCTAGAAGTCTGCGAGGACCCGCTGATACGATGAACAAACCCGACCGAAATTCGAGGATTCGAGTGAACGACCGAATTGACCAGGCTCCCACGCCAGTAGCCAGAATTGCCGCTGTTTGTATCGAACTCACCCTTAGCATGCAACGTAACCATGATCGCTTACCCGACTACGCTGACCTGAGGAAGGTGCTGGAGCCCTACATCCTCGAGATCGAGCTGACAGCCAGGGCGGATGAAGCCAGGATGGCCAAATCAGGAGCCATCCAAGAGCGTATTGCCAACCTCGACAAGCAGTTAAAGTCCATCAGATTTCGCGACGAATTCTAGTCCAAAATTAGACTTATGCGCTTCGCCATTCACTTTGACGAGCACCAATTCCATCAGTTGCTGGAAGCACTACGTTCGCAGAAGCTGGATCAAATCCTCGAAAACACAAGGAGCATTATGGCATCGAATCAGGATCTTCTCGATCAGGTAGCGGCCGCAAAACAGGCTGCTGACGATAACAACGCGGCGGTTCTCGCCGAGATTGCGCGGGTGGAAGCTGTAATCGCCGCCCTAGGAACCCCTGGGCTAACGCAAGCCCAGATCGACCAGGCCGTTGCCGACCTCTCCGCCACGGTCACCGAACTCAAGGGTGCGACTACCGCAGCCACCGGGGAGCGATCTTAATGACCAATCGTTTTCTCAGTTTCCTCGAAGCGGCTGGCCGAGATTTCAAAAAGGGGTTGGATGTCATCCTCCCCATTGCCGAAACGGCAGGCGAAGCGGCAGTGGCAATGTTCATTCCAGCTCTCGGCCCGATCTTCAACAACACCGTCCACGCAGTTGTAGTTGCTGAACAGGCTGCTGCGGCAGCGGGCAAGCAAAACGGCTCTGGCGCTCAGAAGGCTGCTGCTGTGATCGGACTCATCGGGCCGCTCATCAAAGTGGCGCTGGAAGATGCTGGGAAGGCTGCGGATGACGCTGCGGTGCAGAGATATCTTGACGCCGTAGTAACGATTTTGAATATAATCCCAGCACCGTAGTTAAATCGCAGTTGAGCACCGCACAAGTCAAGAGGGGCCTCACTTCCTTAGGAGTGGGGCTTTTCTTTTGGCCAACTGGCTGAGCAGCGCTGTCTGAAATCGTAGATTTCGCGGCATGGCGCACCGTCATTCAACTCCGGACAAGCCGCCGCTCCCACCACCACCGGCACAACTACAACTCTCGGCTTGCGTCTGACAATTGTCGGCTTCGGCGGAACCGTAATTAGAACGGCAAGAGGAGTTGTCACGGCAACTTCGGGAGCAATTGGGCGCGCCAAGAACTCAAACACCATACAAAATCCCATGGCGAACAGGATTACGAAGATAAAGAGGGCGTCCTTCACCGCGCAGACTCATGAACTCGCAGCGCTTCGCAAGCGTTACAAAGTCCGTACATTGATTGTTCCGTGGCAGCGTTCGCCAGTGCATGAACGTCGAAGCCTTCTCCGCAATGTCGGCAAGTTTTGCGGATCAGGAAATTCCCGTCATATCTGAAATCGTATCCAAGTTGGGTCATGCTCATCGAGTGGCCTCTAGCGCCTTCACAATCTTCTCCGTTAAAATTGGCAGCCCCTCTTCGTCAAATTTTACGGCTATCCACCCTGCTCCATAAACTACAAATCCGTTAAAAGCGTAGACTGCTTTCCCACGGCAGATTGAGCGGAGAAGGAGTTCGTAGGGAGTCACCAGATTTCCCCAGCGCCAGCGACGAATGCGCGGCAGACGCTAACGAATTCGCTTGCCGTTTTATTGGTCAGATTGGCGTGTTCCACGATGATATCGGAAGTCCAAAAGCCATTTCCTTGAGTCGGCTCTGTGAAGTGGTAGCGGATCATGTCCGGATGAACCTCCGAATGCGGACTCGCCAGTTTATCGCGCAAATACTGGCACACGAGAATGGTCGTTTGGATCGTGCGTGCCCCGCCAATCTTGTGTCTCACGATTTCTCCTTCATCAGCTCATCACACTTCGCAATCACGTCCATGAGACATTGCCATGTATACCCGTCCGGCGCATATTTATTGTCCGCCCACTCTTTCAATTCTTTCCCTAGCGCTTCCCACCCAAGCTTCCACGCATTCTCTAGCTGCTTCTGAATTGGCAACTC